TCTTTAAACCTTAGAACATACTTTACGATATTGCCTTCACAAAATCCAATATTATTTTTAACTATAAACTCAACAGGTTGAATCTTGTATTTTTTATAGTGGTTTCCACCAACTTGTTTTTTATAAGACTTCATACATTGTTCTTCCATTAGCTTTATATGCTCTTAAATACATTTTACGATTACTAGCTTTATTGTAAGAAACATGAACCCAACCTGAGTTAGCTTCTTCTGGTTTCCAAAATTCTAATATGCACTGGTCATAATTTAAATGATTAACTACCCAATCTGCAAGTTCTTTATTAGGTACTCCTATAACTTCACAATCAACAGCTTGTCCAAGACAATGTTGAGATGTAACAGAACTTCCTATGGCTTTGCATAATTCAGGAGAACGATAGCCAGAAGTTATTTTGATGTCGCCGAATTGATTTATGATTGGAGTTATAACTTCGTAGATTAATGTTTGTAGATTTATTAAAACTTGATCTGTTGGAGTATTGTCTATTCCAAGTCTTGTAGCAGTCTCACTAAAAAGCAGTTCCTTCAAACTTACTTCTCTCATATATAAATATTGTTATCCCAATCTCCGTTACGTTTTAAATACATTGGTGTTAAATGTGGCATACCATTTGTTATTAGTCCACAAGATAAAATAGGTTTCTTTAAATTAAGTCTCATATAATTCATAGCTAAAGCTTCTTTGTTAATTAAACAACCTACAGTCATTCCAAAGTTTAAATGAAAATCGTTGCCATGAAATCTTACTTCTGAGATTGTATGATAATGACCCTGAACAACTGATACTGCATATTGAGCAACAGCTTTAGAAACATCAGGAGAGAATTGATGTCCAAATAATACTCTACCTTTGTCTGTGTCTATGAAATGCTTTTCTTTCCATTCCCAACCTTTACCAACTTCTAATATTTGATTGTAAGATTTGATAAAAGATTTTGTCATACCTTTTGCCATAGCACGTCTTAAAACCATAGAACCATGATTTGATTCTAGCAAAGTCATTTGTGGAAATAGTTTATGAAGTTTATGAATATCTTTTTTACCAAGTTCTAATTCATCTTTAGGAGATGGAAGATCAGGGTCTATTGTGTGAGATACATTGATTGAATGAAAGTCCATTTCATCACCAATATTAATTACTGTATCAGGTTTGTATTTAGCTTTTAACTTTGTAAGAAATCCATGCCAGTCTTTATGAGCAAAAGGAAAGTGTAAATCAGATATGACTAAGATTCGTTTATTTTTCATATACACAACCAGTTAGTTGTATTCGTACTATTTGGCAATACTTACTTACTTAGAAATATTACGATTAAAGCCAAAGATAAACTGCCAGTAGCAACAAGTATAGACCAATAAAGATTTTCTACCTTCTTTTCCAATTTATAAACAGATACCGATAGTACCTTAACTGAGTTCTTTACTCCTGTAATATGACCCTTTAAAGATATTAGTTCTTCGTTGTGTGTTCTTGCCATAGTCGTTTTGGCATTTGCAAGACTTTAGCAAGAGACACTCACCATTTGCTAGTTTGAAAATGCACATTAAATTTTTGTGCAGTAATATCAAACTATTGTGTTTTAATAAAGTTATTTTTTATAAAATTTTTCTACTGTATCTGCGTAGTTCTTCCAAAATGATTTAACATCTTCAAAAGCATCTGCATAGAATTTAGACCAGTAGTTCTTAATGTCAGAATAGTTTAACATTGAGTTCTCCTTTGAGTAAAAGTTATTTTCTTCAGTCGTATATATCATTGGAGATATATATGTTGCGATGCAACAAATTACAAGTCTATTTAATGTTTAAGTGTAATTTAATAGTTTCAATAATATCATTAACGATATGTTCATACTTCCAACCTAAATAAATTCCTAATACTGTTCCTAAAATAAATGCTATCATATTATTCTATATAGCTGGATTTTGTTTTAATTGCATTAACTTTATCTAACCATTCTTGCATAGTTGTTTCTTGTCTTTGTGCTTTAAAAAATAAAGCATCTGTTTCATTTTTGTATGCTTCTGCTCTTTTTAATTTTTGTTTTTGATTATAGTCATAAACATAAGAATTATAATTATCTTGATTTGTTATTTCAATTTCTCCATCATTGTAAGAATAAGTGTTTGGAATATAATGTTCTATTTGTTCAATTCCTTCAACTAAGGTATGAGTGTCAGTTGATAAACCTAAATAAACATTTCCATCTTTAAAAACATTATTAGATTCTGTTGGTAAAGAACTTCCATACCAAACTATTAAATTATTATTATCTATTATTATGTTCATACTGAGAATGTTCCTGTTGCTATATAATATGGTGTTCCACCACCATAACCAGAACCACCATAAGTAGTAAAATCAGTAGAAGCACTTGTTGCTCTAATGGTTGTGCCAAATAAATAATTATTATCTCCTGATGGTGAATTTGCAGTATATGAAATATTATTAGTTTTTCTAAAACCAGAAGAAGTTATATAAATATAGTAACCAGTACTTAAAGAATATATTTGTTGATATAGAGTAGTTGAATTTATATGTAATGGTGGATTACAAATTAAAGTACCACCATAAGCGAAAGGAGAAGTGTTTAAATTTTTAGTTGCACTTATTGTTGGTGTTGTTCCTGATATACTTATTAAAATATATCCTGTAGCATTAGAACCATTTCCACCACCAAGTCCAACAACTGATGTTGTACTAAGTGCTACACCATACATATTATTTAAAGATGTAGTATTAGTCCAAAGATCCCATCTACTTGGTAAAATACTTCCTACAGTTGCAATATCAGCAGATTCAACATTGACTGAAGTACCCCAAGTTGGAGTTGTTCCTGAAACAGAAATAATATTTACTTTTGTTCTTCCAGTACCATTTGTAGATGAAGTGGCTTGATAGTAAACACAGCATAACTTATCTGTGTCATGGCACACTAATGTTGTTGGGTTTGTATATGTAGAAGAACCTAAATCAACTTTTGTTCCAACTGTTAAAGTAGTTCCTGATACTGTTATAATATTACAAGTTAAGCTACCACTATATGCATTATAATATGCATTTGCCCCACTAACTGTTGTTGTATTATAAACTACAGCAAATTTTGTATCTGACATTCTGCAACACATACCATTAACAGCACTAGCGAATCCTTGATTATAGTCAGATGCACCAGTTGCAAAACTTAATGCGTTTTGAGTTCCAAATGTTACTGTTGTTCCTGAAACTGTATTTACACTAATTCTTCTAATAGCAGAAGTTCCAGTATCACTACAAGCACCCCACATTAAAATAAAAGCACTATCTGATAATCTTACAACATCTACTCTATAAGTATTATACTGAACAGTTGCAGCTGATGTTATGGTTGTAGATTGTTCAGAACCAAATGTAATTGTATTGCCTGATAGATCTCCAATCTTTGTGTACATTGTAACAGTACTTCCTGAAGGATAAAAATTAGCTACTAATAATTTTGTAGCAGTCAAATGTACTACTTTATTAATTGTTGCATTTGTTGCTGTACTAGAATTAACTGTTGAACTAATGTCTGCGACAACTTGATCTGCACTAATATTAATTACCCAAGTTCCATTTGATGTTGAGTTATCAACTAAGGTAATAAATGCAGTATAAGCAACAGGTATACTTCCAATTATAGTTCCACCATTATTTTTAATATCTAAATTAGCACTTATTGGAGAAAGATTTTCAATAACAAATACTGGAGTTCCTTTTGTACTCATTGTTGTAGCACTAGGAAGTGTTACATAACTATTTGCTAAAGAACTTATTTGAACTTTTTGAAATTGACTAGATGAACTTGTTAGAGTTAATGCAGAAGAACTTACAGCATTTTCAGTAGCACCAGAAAAACCAGAACTTGGAGTTGTAAAAGATAATGTTCCACTTCCATTTGTTGATAAAATTTGATTTGCAGTTCCATCTGAAGCTGGTAATGAATAAGGAGTAAAAGACATAACACCAGCAGTGGAAGAAATTAATGCTCTATTATTTGAAGCTGGTGCAGTTGGTAAGGTATAAGTTAAATCAGCAGATAAAGAAGCTGGTGCTTTTAATCCTATATAATTAGTTCCGTTAGCAGTTAATTCATTAAAACGAATTTCAGTTTGATTATTTAATACAAGATTAACAGTTGTTGTGTGTGCAGTATCAGATAAAGTTAAAACAGTTCCAGTAGCAGTAGTTGATAAACCAGTTATTGTTACAGAAGAATCTAACCAATCAACTGTATTTGAAGTATAATTAATTGTCGCAAGAGATATTGAATCAGCACCATCATAGAATTTTAAAGTAGGAGAAGTTGCATTTGTGGTATCTAACCAAATTTGACCAGCGACAGCACCAGTTGGTAAAGATGTTCCTGAATTTGTAGTTTGAATTGCTGATAGTGCGTTGTTTAAATCACTTCTAAACGAAGGGAATGATTGGTTCGCTATGTTATAATCGTGTTGTGCCATTTTCTATCTAATATCCTTTAGCTAAGTAATCAAAAGTTTTACTAACTCCTGTGTTGCTACTATTTTTAAATGCAACATTAAAACCATTAACAGTTTTACTTGAAATTGTAAAGTAATCTCCTGTGTTCATTCCTTGTGCTGTAATTCCTACTGCATAATTTGATGAATAAAAAGGTACACTAAATGTTACTGCATAAGTTCCAGTACCAGAAACAATATCATTTCCACTAAATATTCTGTCAATCATATCAACAGTAACACTTAAAGATTTAATAACTGGTGTAGAAGCTAAATCTGATGATGTTAATACAAGTTTGAATTTTAAAAATCTTGCAGAATAATCTCCAATAACAAAGTTTCTAAATGCTGTATAAGTTACTCCATCAGTAGAAGTTGCTATTTGTAAAAATGCAGTACAGTTAGCTGGAGTATCTCCATCAAAGTTAGATGCACCTTCATCAAATAATCCTGAAGCACTATCAAATAAGTTATCTATGTTATCAGAACCTTGTGTTATGTTTGCAGTTATTCTTGAAGTATAAGTTAATCCTAAATCTATTGGAGATGTAAATAAATAACTTCCTTCAGAATATAAGTCATAAGCTGTAACCCCTTCTTCAAAGAAGGTAGCTGTTGCGTCATCAAACAAACCTATTGCTGAGTCAAATAATTCTGATGAATCTAATCTTAAATATCCATTCTCATCTACATAAACATTAGTTTTAGTTCCTGAAAATGTAGGAGACTGAGTTGAAGTTACTATTGCATTGTAATTTCCAACTGCTGTAACTGTAGTTGCAATAATAGATTCATTAACAGAAAAGTTACCATTTTTATCTACTGCTTTAATTAAATAAGAACCAACTCTAGCTGGAACTGTAATTGAAGTTGCTGGTCTTGCAACCTTTTCAACTAAAGAAACTGAATTAGCCCACTCAGCACCAGTTGTTAATGTTGAATATCTAATTGTATAATGTGCCAAATCTAAGTCAGGAATATTTGTCCAAGACAAATGAGCATCTCCACCAATTATATTACAAGCAAAATTAGTTACATCTGCTGGTGGCAATAATCCACCAATAATAGTTCTTGATGCAGAAGTATATGTAGAAGCAACACCTAAAGTATTAAATGCTTTTACTCTAACATTGTATGTATCACCATCTATAACGTTTAATATTCTTTGGTTTAATCCTTTTCCTTGACCAGCTATAATATAATCTGTTTCATCAGATCGTTTATATTCAACTTGGTAGTAATCCACAAAAGAATCAGGAGAAGCACCAATGGTTACATCTAAAGCAGTAATAACAACTCCGTCTGAGTATTCAATTAATTGATCGTCCAATGTAACTGAAGCTGGTGCAGATACAGAAAATGGATTTGGTAAATCAGTATCAGGAATAGTTGGTGCTTCGCCTTTTTCTTCCCAAGTATAAAAATTATCTTGATGTTCTTCTAAGCCAAGATTAACTGTGCTATCAGCATTAATAGATAATGACATAACTCTAAATGGTTTTGCATTAAAACCTGCTGTGTCATAAGTTGCTGTTACTATATCTCCAATAGCTAAATTAAGTGCTTCTGATGTTACTGTTACTTCTGCTTTTAAACAATTTCTTGATCTCTTTAATATATTCTCGCAAATTTCTTCAGCTTGATAAGGTGATGTAACATGAAGCATATCAAAACTTCTTTCAAGAACTGTATTGTTATCAGCAGATAACATTGTTGCATATTGATCTTCTGGTGCTAATGCAGAATCATCATAAGGTGGATATGAAACTGTGTCTGATTGGTAGTCTTTATCAGGGTTTGTAAATGTTCCTATAACTCTATTATATTTCTCAGATTTATTCTCTCCTTGTAATTTAACTTCACTTACAACATTATCCTTAGTTAATAATAGTTGTGATGAACCAGTGCCTTCAATAATAACTTTGTATTTGCCTTGTGTGTAATTAAAGATTGCTCTCATTGGTACAAGCAATTCTCTTACATTTTCAATTAATCTTTTTTCACTATCTATAACTGCATTTGTTTCAAACAAATTAATATCTGATACTGCACCTGAGTATGGTGTTACTTGAGTGTCGCAAGTATTTGCAGAAGTTTTAAATGAATCATAGTTAGTTTCAAATGCAGAATTAGGTAAACCTTTTCCATATCTATTATTTCTTAAATAATCTAAAAGAACTAAAGCTGAGTTATTTGAATAAGCCCAAGTAGAAGCAGTATCTTCTCTATGAGAACCAGAACCACCTTTAGTTGAATCTAATCTTGGGTCATAAATCTTTTTACCTTTTAATGTAACTCTAACTTCAGGAACTCCACTAAAAGCATCTTGATTCCACTTAAATCTTAAAGCTAAATAAGCAAGACCAGATAATTTATGATTAGAAGTCCAGTTAGCTTGTTCTTGTAATAATGAAGATGCTGATTGATTGTCTAATCCATAAAATGCTTGTACTGATATTAAGCTACCATCTTTGTAAAAGTTTCCATCAGTGCTATTTACTTCTCTTAAAGTTCCATCTGTTAATGCACCATTCCAAACTACTAATTTATCATCTACATAAATCTCATCTATTGATTCAATTCCTGCACCACCACCTTCGCAAAGAACTCCAGCGATATAAAGATATTGATTATCAGAACCAGAACTCTCAACATAAACTCTTGTTAAACCAACTTGTCTTTTTCCATAAACTGTTGGTATTGGATTATTGTTTGCATCTTTATTTACTAAGATACCTTTAATTTCATCAGCAGATGATTGTCTAGGTGCTTTAGGTTTAGGTGCAATAATATAACTAATTGCTGTAGTTATTATTGTAGTTATAATTGCTGTTAAAATTTCTGCACCCATTTATATATGAAACTCCCTTTTGAACTTCTGTGATCTTCTATAAATTATATTATTATCTTTTACTCTTAACCATTTAATAGGTTGATTTACATTTAATTTATTTCTAAAATATTCTTTAGTCCAAGACATAATTTCTCTTAAATGACTTTTAGCAACTGTTTCAATATGCCAAATATTATCTCCTGAGTTCCATTCATTAGGTTTTAGCTTTCCAGTAAGTTTAAATCTTTCTTCAACTGTATCGCTTAAATAAGCCCAGTTAGTAAAACCAACATCTTGACCATTAACTCTATGAATTTGGTATTGATCTAAGTTTAAAGAAGGTGTTATTTTTTTAACTATATCTTCGTATGTAAGTTTATCATATCTAGGAAACTGCCTAAACAGATGCACGATTCTATATAAATCAGTCATCAAGCTACTCCCCATTTAATCTTCTGTGATGTTTTAGATGCAAATTCCATACCTTCATCTGATGGAAAGTATAATTTT